ACTGCAATCTATTAGACACTCAAAAATGGGATTATTATTATATTTAAAATTAAAATTGTATCCGCTATAATTAACACTCCAACTACATGATTGGGTATTTGTCAATTTCTCGAAAGTTCTTAGAGACGTTACATAATCTGAACCGTAAGCCTCCATACACTGATCCATTATATTCCAGCGTTCACGCTCAATAATTTCTTTTTGTACCTCTTCCGACAATTCATCAAAAGTGTACAGTTGCAATGTTATTGTTTTCATTGATTTAAGATTGTTGGTTTTTAAACTCCATATAAAGGAACTCTGATATATTTGACTGGAAATTATAGGATATTCCCCATGTTCCAAAAGTTTCAAAGAACCAGTCAACAAGAAAGTCCCGGTCCTCGTTAGCTTGTTCGCTGTCTTCACCGGCATCTAATCTAGCAACCATAGCATTTACAAGAGGTGTGTCGTATGTAACCTCTCCATAAATATGATAAGGGTAGTCATAATCAATGTTATTGAAATTACCACAAATCCTGTGGTCCGGATTATGCAAGTATTTCTTCATATCAGAATTAAATTTCCAAGCCATTACATTGCTGTAATCTTCCAGATATTCATCCGAAAAGTTCTCCATGATAAAATCTTTATTTTCATCATCAACCATGCTTTCACGTGCATCTTTGAGAATTTGACAAAGGCGTGTCGCCATATTATCAATATTTATATACTTCTTTTCTTCCATTTTACTACTTTATTTGAAGTTGAAGACTATCATTACCATAAGAATACATCATTACAGAAGCTCCACAAGGAGCATTTTTACCAGCATGGAAACATCTCACACCTATTTCACGAAGTTTCTGAAAAGCATCAAATGATTGATTTTCGTTTGGAAAATGCAAATCAATAGAACTACCAATATCTACATGCTGTACCTGCAAGGACACTTTGTTTTTGTGATTTAAGACTATTACATCCATATTATTCATCGTTTTCTTGTTCACGTCTATATTGTCTGTATCTATCGTATGCTTTAAATGTCTCTGCTATAGTTTCAGAGAGATCATTAAATTTCAGAGGAGTAATCCTTGCAAAATATGCAATCCCTTTAGTTGTATAGCAACAATTTGTAACAAGTCTATCTGGAGTGCCAAACAAACCACGAACTTTAAAGCGGTCATCTGCTCTTACTTGGAAATGTTCTGACAACACCTTCAATGTTTCATTACCTGCCTTGACTGCTTCTTCCAAAGTATCAAATATACCTATGGCAATTGTCTTACTACAAGAAGTAGCTGGGCGGCTACCTATCGGTCTGTCATTATAACGAAACTCTATTTCTAACAACTCCTTTTGCATATTTCCTTTTGTTTTTATTATCGAATAGTTTTTTGATGGTGTCCATAGTTGTCCACTTTTTGAATATTAACTCGCTTTAACTTTAAAAGAAAAGGCGCAACCAGAACAATAACATTCTGATCGCGCCACCCTTCAAACAAAAACATGTCGAACAACACACATGGAAACAACTAATATATGTAGTGTTCCGGGAATCGAACCCGGATTTCTACCATAACACTTTACTCGTGCTTACGATACTCTTTCACTTGTTCAATATCATCCATATTATCCCACCAATTTGAAAAGTCATAGCAAACAAGATCTTCATCAAATTCTTCTTTCCCATCTTCATCTGTAGAAATATAGTCTTCCCTATCAAAACCCGCAATACCAATCATATCTTCGGTGTCTGTAATACCATCAAACCAATCTTGCGCTTCTTTCACATCATCTTCTCTAACGCCTGCATCAAAATGTTTTTCGTCTTTATATCCAAGCCAGTCTGCGATTGTATCAAAGTCAAACCAAAAGAAATTATTTATGTCATCATCGGTCCAACCACTTTCAGGAGCATCACTTTCCATTATGGATTCAATTTTATCCAGTTGTTCATCGGTACAGTTCTTTGCCCGATCCTCACCCCCACTCCAAAATTTGAAATCTCGAAGTGAAATTTCTGATATAACTTTCATAGTTCGTTTGCTTTTAAAAGTTCCCTTGCAACTCTTCCTACTTGCAACAAGTATATACTCCAGACTCTCCCGTCAGAAATTTTGTTCTGAACAACAGCACTATAACCGCATTTAATATTCAATTCTCTCACATCATAAGGGGAAACAAGCATACCTCCATGTTGTGCCAAGTTATAATCCGGTTCTTTAGGAAATGATTTTATATACCTCTTAATAATTTGAATACTCTCTTGCTTATCCTTTCCTTTGGATAACAATTGTTTCTCAATACTATTCATAACAGCATTGAGATTAGGATTTACTGAATACTTCATATTACAATAGTTTTATGTATGAATGCTCCAACGTCTTTCAGTCGCATTTGGGGACATAATTATCCCGCCGCAAATTTTGCGTTCGCCATTTACCACCTCAGAGAATCCAAAGCTATTTTTCGCAAAATCACCGTATATTTCAATATGTTGGTTAACGGCAAATCTCACCCATTTTTGTAGACTTTTCAAGCAATCTTCAAAACTTGAATCTTGCAATTCCGAAGCAATATTCTTGACCTCTTTTACACGCTCTGATATTTCTGGGGACATTTTAAATTCCAATGGTTTGTTTATGGCTGCATACTCTTCAGGGTATTGAATGGAAAGTTGATGTATCCGGCTTCCCCAGATATTATTGAATATTGAAACAATCTTATCTTTAGATACTTTTTGAAGTTGTGCTCCATCCCAATAAAAATACTTATTATAGTCCAAATCGTCCCAATAAACAATACTTGCTATTATCGCAAGAGAATCTTTCATAATTGCAAACCGGTTACTTTCTGACGAAAAAAGACTTTCTACACTGGGGCCAATAAAACACAGATGTGTTCCGTGTGTGCGCACTAACCAAAAAAATGGCTCATTAGTCTTTTCAAGAGTTTTCAAATCATACTTCTCGAAATCAGAGATGCACAATTTAGTATCGTATAACTCTTTGCGCATTTGTTCGATAATTTCTGGTATCATACTTCTTTATTTTAATTTTCACTTTTTATCAATCTCCCAGTATAACCACGGTATTCAAGCAATGTCACAATAAGATGATCTGGCACATCTCTCAAACGTCTGTAATTTTCCGTTAACACTTCAAGCAGATATTCTTCATCTTGTCCCTGCAAAAGATTAGTCAACTCCCAGCCATAACTTGTGTACATACCTATATATTTACTACTTTGGAATAACGTAATTCTCCAGTGTATCCACGTCTACGCAATTCAGCAAACAACATGTTGTCATCAAAGTCAGACATTTTCAGAGTCGCTTTTACTCCTTGTTGAGTTATGCCGCCACTAGATTTGCGTCTTCTTTCCTTGTCACACTTCTTACAATAGTTTGCCAACCCATCTTTGGTTGCCTTATTCTTAGAAAAATTTGATATAGGTAAGCTCTGACCACATTCTTTACACACTTTTGTTTCCATTATTATCTTGATATTAATTGTTCTCTTCGGGATGGAGTTTCAAATACTCGGTAAGTTCACAGTCATATATTTGTTCCTGAACAATTTCAGAAACAAGGGAATCTCCTTTAGTCTCCCAGAATTTCACTAACAAATCAATATTGGCACATTCTGGATGCTCTGTAATTATGCGCTCTCGGATTTCTTTTGGGATGCTATCGACTACATCGCACACATAATTCAAGCGGCAAGCTTTTAATGTTAGTATAACAATAACACATCCCACGATTACTTTGAATATCTTTTTCATTTGATACGTTTTTTACCGCTGTACATTTCCAGTGCACGCTCTACAAGTAAGTTCTGATTCCTGTCATCCAAATTGGCAAAAAATTCTTCTACCGCTCCATAATGACCATTTTGACTATTATATTCACGATACTTATTCCATAAATGCCTCCATCCACATTCGGCTTTTTCAAAAGCAACAGCACATTCGTGCTCATCCCAGCAATTCCACATATAGTAGAAGAAACTGGCTATATCATTCTTTCTTGCCATTATCTTTCACATCAATCATTATAAACTTGAAATATTTCCAACTCTCCAATACAATACTATATTGCTTCTCATTCTCTAGTTGGTACATGGTACCATCTTTCAATGTTAGGAAGTAAGTGTTTCCATCTATTCTCACAGTCTTCTCCACGCGCTGTATGTTTCCTGTAAATACCCTTATAGTTTTGGCATTTATCGTAATACAGGAAAACAACAGACATATAACTACCAAGATTCTATAGAATTTACTACCAATTGCAGTAGCTACTTTGATATACTTTTTCCGCTTATATACCACAACATACTTCTTCATAGATTTACGCTTTAAATAAATCATACACAGTTTTCCGCTTCACGGTAACATTTTGAGATTTAGGCAAATAAAATGTCATACTTGCACAAGAGGTAGAAATGATTTTCACGCTCGTTCTTTGGATTCTTGCTCGTTTCATGCTTTATTTTTTAAAGGTTTACAATCAGACACAAAAATAGCACGCACTCAAAAGTACATGCCACAATTAAAGTGGGTAACAAAGACTCGCACTTCTTGCACGCTACGCTTCCACGTTCGTTTTACCCATAGAAATAGCACGCCTGTATTCACCTCCAGACGTGCTATGTATGTTATGACTTACCAGTTCTTTATTTATGCAGCCATTCGCGCATCATATTCCGCACGCTTTTGAGCGTTTCCCAGCACTTCCCATGCTGCATTTACCTCTTGCATCTTTTCATTGGAACCACCGGCATCAGGATGAGCAGATTTAGCAGCTTGTTTGTATGCAGCTTTAATTTCCGCTTCCGTAGCATCATGCTTCACACCCAAGATTTCATAATAGTCAGCGGCTTTTGCGGCTACTTCTTCAAAGTTCAAACGGAATTTCAGAGCATCGAAAGATGCTTTTGTAGCAGCATGAATTTTCTTCTTAAAATCACGCGCTGCACAATCCAGGTCTTTCTTTGTAGGCACCAAACCAATACGGCTCCATACACTTCCCTCAACATCCCACTTCTTTGACACTTTGCAATCACTTGTACGCACTATGATTTCAGCCGGTGTACCGCTACGCAATTTGGATGCAATACCACCATTATCTTCACGCAGCCCAGCTTCCACCGCTTTCACAGTCCAGAACGTAGCTACCACATTCTTCCACACGCGGAAAATCTCGTCCTGTGTCTTATCCTTTGGCGTGTATTCATCACCGGCAAAATTCAGTCCTGAATAATGCGTTTCTCCGTCACGATTTACACTCTTATACACCAAAGTTACGCCTACCAACTCATTTGCGTTTAAGTTCTCAAATTGTACACTGTTATACCTACTAATTGTTCCCATGATTACTGTTTTTTAGGAATTTTCTGCAATAGCGCATTGTAGGCAATCGGGGAATCGAACCCCGACCTACCAAAATAGGAACGCACCACCGAAAACGTTTACACGCTTTCGATTGCGTTAAAGCCCAATCAGAGCATACTGGACATTCACCTATCCAGCACACTCTATGTACAACTTTTTGCCCGTCACTAACAGCGCAACGGAGCCGTGCGCCCTGTGTATGAGTGCTCACCAACTGCAACCAAACCGATTGAATTGCAGCTTTTTACATACGCTTTCGCCTATGTGGTAGGTAATTTCCATCGTTACCGTTAAAGCACACTTTTGGCATACACTTCTTCACTGTTAGGGCTGCGTTGCGTTGGTGATTACGGTGGTGCAACTTGGGCACACTTTCGACAGAGTCAGTTTTACGTTTTCACGCACTTTTGGCTCACCTTTTCTCAGTTCGCATTAGGGGCAGATTTTCACACCTTTGCGCAGACATCCGTTTTTCGGTATGCAAGTGTGACAGGCACACTTATGGCACTAAGCCCACGCTTTTCCCTTTTGCTGCATGGAGCTACGCACCTATGGCACGCTTTTGTAGCAGACTTATGTATATAGCTCCCCCATAGTGCCAGCGACGGTTTGCATGACAATCTTTAATAACTGACCATTACAGTTATGGGTATTCTTTCCCCGTTCACAAAACATCCCGTTTTATGTCTGGGCGTGCGCTTTTGCTTTCGCTTTCGCACTCCTTTTGCTTTTATGTACTACTTTCTTTTGTCCGTTTCTTACTTCTTGTTTTTACGGTTATTAATTACGTTTATTATCTCGTATCTGTTTGCGGTTTTCGCTTTTTGTAGGTTTACAGATAAAAACCAAAACGGAAAGTAAACACTTTATCAAGTAGCCGTTATCTTAACTTGACGTTGCAAAGATAGGTATTTATTTTATACCCACAAAATAAATAAGCAAAAACTTTCATTTTAAGACTAAAATAATTTATAAACATCTGATTTTCAGCAATATATAAATATACAACAAAGAATACCGTCTATAAACAATTGATAATCAATTAAATAAGCATTCCCAACACACGTGCGTGTATGCGTGGTTACTTATTAGGGCAAATCACGACACACATACACACATACGCACACATATACGCGCGCGAGATGTTGTTACCTGGATGCAAAAAGGAACGGGAACAAATCACATACACAAAAGGGTAAATTTGTAATAATTTCAAAAGAGTATCAAAAACAAAAGAATAGGCAAAACAAAGAACAAAAGCACATTTGTTTCACTTTTGTATATTAGTGAAACAATATAATTAACTGATTTACAGCAATATGGCAATAAAAAATATAAAAAAAAGAAGGCAGAGCCGGTCAATTATGGAGCGAATACCGTATATATAATCCGACCTGATTTTTCAATCTCGTTTTTTCAAAAGTCGATCATAGTACAAAAAGCCAATTCTCTTCCAGACCACGTTATTCAATACAATAAAATTATCTCCAATTTCTAACATTAATTTTATAATATATCGAATCTGGAAGTAGAGATTCTGTAATTATCCCAGCATCAATTTATTAACTTTATTTTTATAATACAGAGAAATAATTATTTCCCAATATATTCAAATTGACAATGATATAAAAATTCAATATATAAGTTTTCTGATTTTTTCCAGCCACCTATTTTTTCAGTCTCGTTTTATGGTAATTAAGCTAAATTTTTATATCCAAATTGATGTTTATCAAAAAATCATATTACATTTGCCTAACAATTGATTATTTTATCCAAATATGAAAACTAAAAAACAAGTAGAGCATTTTCTAAGAAAAAGAAAATATAAGTCTGAGATAGACTTTAAAGGAATCAGTTCTTATTGCAAAACAGAATATAATATTAAGCTGCATGTACCTTCCAGTTATTCAGACGATCCTGAAGCTCTCGATTACGCTACATTTGCCAACTGGTTTGACAAAGGATTTGGAGCTGGAGATGCAGTAAAATGGAACGATTCTATAGGTTTGGTACAAGAAGGGAATGTGAATACTGTTTTAATATGCCTTAGAATTGACGGAAACACGCCTAATTTCGACAAAATAACAATTCCTGTAGACATTATAACCCCAGCCGGAGAAAATGCTTTAAATCGCCTCTATTTAGTTTTAGATGAAAATGGCCAGGAATTTGGCAACCCATTTTTCGTAATTTCCACTAAATATATTCCCAAATCATGTGATTTAGTATGCTTCCATAATCATAAAACTGGTCAAGAAGGATATGGAGTCGTAAGACTTGCAGATAAATCCTCTGGAGACATCGTTATGTATTGCTATGTTATCAAAGGGGAACCGGTTAAATACAGCATGAACGAGTATTTGGGAAAAATAGATGATTTCTCGTTCACAACTTTCAAGCCAGCGGATTATCAAAGAAAGGCTCTGGATGTAGAATTAGCTAAGGTTGGTAAGACATGGAATCATTTTCTAAAACGAATTGAGCCTTTGAACATGAAAGTAGCTACAGGAGAACGCTACTGGTATATTACAGATAAGATGCAAGTTACTTCAGATGTGGAAAAAGGAACTGTAACAAGCAATAAACGTTATCTGGCAGGCAATTATTTTCGAAGAGAGAAAGATGCGATTAGAATACTGTCTGAAGAAATAGAAATTAGAAGAAACTTTTTAGCCGAACCCGAAATAAGATAATCAAGTCCGGCTAAGGAAAAGGATTCTGGAAGGTGGCAAAAGACTTCATGGTTGTTCTGCCATCTTTTTGTTATAAAGCTCTTCCACATCACTTGCCTGATTTACTTGCACGTTATAGTTTATAATCTTATCGACTGATAACTGTTGAGGATGAAGTTTAACTGTATTTTTTTGAGGAAGTTCTTTCCAGAGGGTTCTCAAATCTTCCACAGGTACCTTCGATTCGTTTGAGAAACGTTTAAGCAAATCTTCATAAACTGCTTTTGTCACTTCCGATGGACGAGGTTGCTGATTACTCTCCCGTTCTTTCACGAACTCAATCATAAGCCATATTGCATATTCGGCATCTGTCAACATGTTCGTATCTCTTTCAGCGACTTGTCGGATAGATTCAAGAAATATTAATCTGGAGGTTCGGTCCCCTACTCCCTTCCGTTTAATTTTTCTGGAAGATGAAGGAGATTGATTGATGTTTTTAATTTTACTGGGAGTCACATAACATACAGGTTCTCCATTCTGCATCTCAACATCGAATCCAAAAATATTCTTCATGTCTTGTTCCGAAAGAGAGAAATCCGGATTGATAGTTTTTAAATCATTCCAAGCACGGTAAAGAATATCTTTGAAATATTCAGCTGGAATGTAATTACCTGGAGAGTCTTCATCATATTGCAAGTATCCCCAAACTTCTCTTATTGCCATATCAAAATCATTATCGGCAAAATCTGGAAGGTTAATGATAGTTTCAAAATCAGAAGAAGAAAGATCTGGAAAAGATAAGTCACGAGAATTGAACCATTCCAAAATCTTCATATCAGTTTCTTTATTAAACTCACTTCGTTCGTTATGATTCTCTTTATTCTCTATATTATCTATATATATCTTATTCTGTTGTTCAATATGAGCGGACCCTCGTTCAATATGAACACACCCCTGCTCATATTGAGCGCACCCTCGTTCATATTGAGCGGACCCCTGTTCATATTGAACGAGGTTAGATTGCTCTTTGACTATATTTTCTGATAGTTTTTCTATGTCTTCACCTTTTTCTTCGTCTATTTGCGAGGGTGTGTTCATATTGAGCGAGGGTGTGTTCATATTGAGCGAGGGTGTGTTCATATTGAGCGAGGGTGTGTTCATATTGAGCGAGGGTGTGTTCATATTGAGCGAAGTGTGTGGATATTGACGAACTACACCGTTCAATATGGTCAATGGAATCGCTGAAATTGGACGTACCTCGCTATTTAAGCACAAGCCTCGCAAATATACCCATCCTTTATCTGATATTTGAGAACTTACTTTATGTATTGCTCGTATCTCGCTCCAATTTACATAGAATGTGCAAAGTGCCCCTTTATTTTGAGAACAGCTGATAAGATTAAGTTGCTTCAAGGTATCTATTGCCCGGCGTACTGAACTAATAGAAGTTCCCATGACGTCAGCTAGTTCTTTGTTGGATATGGCGCATGTTGTCTTATCCCCATCTGTATAGCCTCTTCGTAACAGATGAAATAAAATCATAAAGCCATCACTGGATGTTAACGTTGCCATTGCGTATGGAATGCACTTCCAGTGGTTATCGAATTTGTCGGAAAACGTACTCATTTGCTTATATCATCTTTTATATAAAAACTAATAATCTGCCCTTTAACCATCTGTTTGGTAAGACGGAAACCTATTTGTTTTGCAAATCGTCCTATGCGTTGATTATTGGGTGCATACGGAAATCTTTCAGCATAACATGCTCTCATATCTTCTACAGAAACCCTGTTTTTATTTTCTATATCCATACTTTTATTAAATTAGTTCGTTATACATCTATTTATTATTTCTCTTCGTTTTGACTTGGCATATTATTTTGTTGGCACAAGTTAAGTTGATTTTGGCTCAACAATTCATCGCATGTCCGTTTAAAAGGACAATCTTTACAAGCTGTATTCTGTGCAACCACAATGGTTATAGCCGCGATTGAGACAAGCGACAATACAATTAAAAGAATAACAATCATTTTATTTCAAGTTTTTTGTCATTAATATAAAGTCATATTTTAATGGATCCTCTGCATCCCATTGGCGATAAACATGAGTGAGTTCCATAACAGCCTTCCAGCTCTCTTTAGGATAAGATATAAGCCCCATACGTTGTGCTTGCTGCGCAACATGGGTATCCATAACAGCGTATAGTTTTTTAGGTTTGATTAAGTCAGTCTGCCATACTCCTAAATCTATTTCATCTTTACGAACCATCCAACGCAATAGCATATTAATACGTTTACAAGCAGAGTTACGATATGGACTTCCAAGACGGGCCGGTTCACACCAATTGCATAGCGTGAGTAATAAATCATCAAGTGAAATGGGATGTTTTTTTAAATATTCCTGAATAGAATCGTGTTTACTGTAGAAGCATCTTAATTGATGACACACCTCTTTAAATATTTTTCCTGTAAGAGTACGGTAAATACTACATTCGTCCGGAATATCATAAAAATCACCCAATTTAATATATTTACCTGGCTCCCATCCACATACGTTCATCAACTTCTCTGCACAATATATTATATGACTACGTTGTCCCCATGAAACCATAGCCGTTAATATTGCACAAACCTCAATATCCGCTGTAGTTCTCCCAGAAAGATTCCGTATTTGGTGTACTATTTGAATAGGATCATTTGAGATAAACGCTTTATGGTCAAACTGATTCCACATTCGTTCCATCTCATTTTTTAATGTATGTATCATTATTATCTGCTTTTAAATTGTTACGATAAAAAGTTATCATATCAGCTATAATATTAGTTGCTACTTTGGCTTGTTGTGCCATTTCATAATTTTCCGCTTTTACTAAGTTTTCATTCCAGCACCATATATCATATCTGATTTTCCATAAAATCATTTCATTGGCATCATTCGTAAATTGAGAGTGAGATAACATTAGCTTCTGAAGATAATATATCTCTTGAAGAGTTTTGTATTGCTTAGATAGTTTACGAAGTGCATAAATGGCAATGGCAAACAATATTAAGCATAGTATAAAAATTGCATATATCATATTTTTAATTCGTTTATATTTATAAATGAAGGACAGTTTTCATCGCCAATAGTATGATTGGCCGGAATCTTATTGAAAGGTCCATCTCGTTCGCAAGATAAATTATATCTAAGGCAATTATAGCGATCCCAGCATCCTTTAGCATGACACTTATGAGGGTCGTTAGATAATTTGGTATAAGTTATCAATGATAGGAAATTGGCAGTATCTGGCAATTGTTTTCTAAAATGTTCTGGGATTTCACCTTGATGCCATATATTATTGGATTTGATTAATGTTCCATCAAATCGCCGAATATAAAACTCTTTGCCTTCAGAGCCTTTAATAACGTTATTGGGTCGTTTTACAAATGGATATACAATATAATAATGAGAACCAATAACTTCATTACCTATATCCGGATGAGCTATTTTATCCATCCAGAAAGCACATTTAGAACAGACATTTCGTTTACTCATAATACGCAAAATATCTCCCGGAGGATTACATTCATCCAGGTTCTCCAGCGTATTACATAATTCACAAGTAATGATGATGGGTGGGGATACAGACAGTCCCCTCTTTTGTTGTATAAACATGGTCAATTTTATTTATCCGATTATGGAATAAGGATAGGGGCACATGTCGTGCAAATCAAAATGTAAAATGTAGCGAAGAAGTTAAAGACGGATAGAATCGAATATAGAATTTATTTCATCTTCTCTAATGCAGATGTATATTTTAGTTATTTCAATGTTAGAGTGATTGAATATCCTGTTCAATAGTAACAATGCTTCTGACTTGTTTTCGCTTGTATCATAAACATATCGTCCAAATGTTTTTCTAAAAGTATGCGTAGAAAAATTCTCTATATCCAATTTATATTTAGCCTTCCACTCTTTCATTATCCGATTAAGATATTGGGAAGAGACAGATACTCCTGTAAATTTGCTTTTAAATATTAATTCATTCGGATTAGGGCGTTTAAGCAATATATAAAGTTCCTCTATTCTCGTTTGAATACTTAAATTAAATGGGATTTTTCGTACTTTTCCAGTTTTCTTCTCAATTTTAGTCAATGAACCTTTATGGAGAATATCAGCCCATGCTAAAGACAATATATCTGATACTCGTAGTGCAGTGCAGAATGCCAGTCGAGCATATAGTTCCCATAAATATTGTCGATCCTTATGAAGAAGGCGTAGTAATTTCTTATATTCTTCCATAGGAAGATAATCACTTTTAGTTAACTGATTTTTCTTTGCCATAATTATATCAATTCATTTACTCTATGCAAAAGTATGATATTACATTCAATTATGCAAATTTAGAAGCGATTAATATCAATTTAAATCAATATTAATCGCTAATATATTGTAATACAATAATTTAATTATTCAAAATTTCATAGAATTCTTCAATTGATAAAATTGGTATCCCCAATAATTTGGCCTTGGACATTTTTGATGAGTTGGCAGATTTGTCCTTCACCACCAAATGTGTTGTTTTTTTAGACACCCCACTAACAATTTTTCCTCCTTCGTTGGTGATTACTTCTTCAAGATTACTATCTCGAAATCCTGATACACAGATGGACAAACCTTTACATTTACCTTCCAGCACAGCGGTCTTTGGAGACAATTTGTAAGGTATTTTAGTTTCCTCTAAAAAGACCATAAATGGAAAATACCCCAACAATAAGTTTTGTACAGTTATAGGACAATTTTTAAAGTCTTCGCTTTGAACATCCGGTTCGTGATTGATATACCACCCTTGACAGAACGAGCATAAATCCTCATCATCCATTTCATCCAATATTTTTTGGGCCTTTATTTTTCCTATTCCTTTAAAGCAATCGCTGGCTTGCATTAAAGTCGCCAAATCAACTCCTTGCATGATTTTTCTGTTATTCTCCAATATTATATTTGAAATACTGTCTCCGAATCCTTCAATTTTTATCAGATCGTTAAAAGTAACGTTAAGAATCGCCGGTATAGAAGTAAAGCCTGCATTGAATATTTTGGATAATGTTTCTTCTCCCATATTTTCAGCCCCACATGTCAAATAGAAAAATATAATTTTAGCTAATTGAACACCTGGACAACTAGGATTAGTGCAACACAGTTCTATGTGATTCTCATTCCACATAGTCGATGAACCACAATGAGGACACTCTGACATTTCATCCCATAATTTTTCTTGTTCTTCTTGTGTTGCTGGGCTAAGAGTTGATAGAATCTTAGGAATTACCCCTCCAGAACGGGTAACTAATATTTCAGCCCCCTTCGCTATTTCGTGATCATTAATCCAACCGGCATTATATCCAGTAGGATTTTCCATGTTACAATCTCCAGTATCAACCATTTCAATATTGACCACAGGTTTAAGGGCACCTGACTTACTGACTTTCCATACAATACCCTTAAC